CGGAAAACCACTTTCAACTGACGCCCAGTATGAGTACTGGATGAGCGCAGCATCATACCTTTCGTATGGTGGTGTTCTTAAGGTTGTGAGAGCAGATGGAACTACCCTCAACAATGCAAATGCTGGTGTCAGCATGGCGTCTACTTCCATCAAAATTAAAAACTTTGATGATTATGAAGCAAACTATTCAGAGACCGAACCCAACTATGTCTTTGCTGCAAAGAACCCCGGTTCTTGGGCAAACGAACTAAAGGTTTGTGTCATTGACGATGCTGCAGACCAACGCATTGGTATTACTACAACAAATCCTAGTGCTGCTGGTGTAACAATTGGTTTTGGTGTTACAACTGCATTGACTAACGCAGTTATTCCTGGTGTTGGTGGAACTTCTGGATTCACTGGATACATCAAGGGCATTATTACTGGTGTTGGAACTGCATCTACAACTGGAAACAGCACCTTTGACGTTAAGATTCTTTCTAGAGTCTCTACCGCAACTACCGATTTGGATGTTGAGTATCCAATCACTTATGCTGAAGGAAATGCTAACGCAGAATTCCAAGCATCTGATACTATCGGATTTAAGAACAACGCTGGCATTAGCACTGGTAACGGTTCAGTAACCAGTGTTACTTCAAAGAAAGACTGGTATGGAGAGCAAACACTTGCACTTACCAATAGCGTTATATATTGGAAGTCTATTGCACCAAAACCAGTAACCACTGGATATGCAAGTGGTAGAAACGGTAAGAACGATGGTCTTCACGTTGCAGTTGTTGATGATACTGGTTCAGTAACTGGTATTCAAGGCAATTTACTTGAGAAGCATACCAATCTTTCCAAGGCACTTGATTCTGTATCAGATACTGATGCACCAACCAAGAACTGGTGGAAGAACTATCTTGCAGTCTATTCCGATAACGTTTATGTTGGGGATAATCCTTCTGCAGGAAATGATACTTACAATAACACAACTCCATTAGCAACTGGTTTCTCCAGCGGTTACACTGCAATTACAGAGGCAGCAGGTCTTTGGAATCAAAAGGTACAAGGAGTTACATTTAGTGCAATCGGAAATACCACCTACACCTTTAAAGGTGGAGTTGATTATTCCTCAATTAATGGAATGACCGCAACTCTTGCAAATATTAAGACTGCATATGAGTTGTTTGATAATAAAGATGAGGTAGCAGTAGATTACCTGATCATGGGACCTGGATGCAGCACTAAGTTTGAATCGCAAGCAAAAGCAAACTCCTTGATTGCTATTGCTGGTCAAAGAAAAGATTGTATGGCAGTCATTTCTCCACATAGAGCAGACGTTGTAAACATTACAAATACAACAACTCAGACGAATAATGTCATTGAGTTCTACTCTCCACTTTCCTCTTCATCTTACGCGGTATTTGATACTGGTTATAAGTACACTTACGACCGTTTCAATGATAGATTCCGCTACATTCCAACCAATGGAGATGTTGCTGGTTTGATGGTTCGAACATCAATCAATGCTTTCCCATGGTTCTCGCCTGCAGGTCAGCAAAGAGGCATTATTAATAATGCAATTAAACTTGCATATAACCCAAATAAAGCACAGAGAGATTTACTTTATCCGCTAAGAATTAACTCTATTGTTAATCAACCTGGCACTGGCGTTCTCCTCTTTGGCGACAAGACTGGTCTTACATTCGCTTCTGCGTTTGATCGTATTAATGTCCGTCGTTTGTTCCTCACAGTTGAGCAAGCACTTGAAAGATCGGCAGAAGCACAACTGTTTGAATTGAACGATCAAATCACTAGAGCAAACTTCGTCAACATTGTTGAACCATATCTCCGTGATATTCAAGCAAAACGTGGAATCTACGGATTCCTTGTTATCTGCGACGAAACGAATAACACTCCTGATGTCATTGATAATAATGAGTTCAGAGCAGACATCTTCCTGAAGCCTGCTAAGTCTATCAACTACGTCACCCTTACCTTCGTTGCTACTAGAACTGGAGTTGACTTCCAAGAAGTCGCTGGCAGAGTTTGATACTAATATATTATAAATTACTAAAGGAGGAAACTAACAATGGCACAAATTCCAACTCGCGGAATCTCATCTTTTAAGTCAAAACTTACCGGGGGTGGCGCACGTCCTAATCTATTCGAGGTGGACGTTACCTTCCCAGCCGCTGTTAACCTTGGTGTCCAAGGTGATGGTGGTAGTGGTTCATTTGACTCTGAAAACTTCAGATTTCTCTGCAAAACTGCAGCACTTCCTGGTTCAAATGTTACTCCTATCGAAGTTCCCTTTAGAGGTCGCACTCTGAAGATTGCTGGAGATAGAACTATAGAACCATGGTCGGTAACCATCATCAACGATGAGGACTTCTCCCATAGAAGATCATTTGAGGCATGGATTCAAAACATGGCTCAATATGGAGACCACTCCGGTCTTACCGATCCCAACTCTTATATGGGTAACGCAGTTGTTTATCAACTCGGTAGAAGTGAGTCAAATCAACAGGGAACTAACACAACTGGAGATAACTCTAGAATTTTGGCACAATATCGTTTCATCGATATTTTCCCAACTTCTATCTCTGAAATCGGACTTTCTTACGATAGTGAGAATGCAATCGAAGAGTTTACCGTTGACTTCCAAGTTCAGTACTACTTCCCAGAAGCACCTGGTACTGGAGCTTGATAAATAGTTTGAGGAAAAGTTCAAACCTTAAATAATGACAAAACTCTTTGGCTTCTCTATTGAGGATAAAAACCAATTATCACCCGCTGCGGTCTCGCCCGTTCCTCCTAATAATGAGGACGGGTCTGACCATTATTTGAGCAGTGGGTTTTTTGGTTCTTATGTTGACATTGAAGGTGTATATAAAACTGAGTTTGATTTAATCAAACGATATCGTGAAATGTCACTTCATCCAGAAGCAGACAGTGCAATTGAAGATATTGTAAATGAAGCGGTTGTATCAGATACTAATGATACTCCTGTTGAGATTGAACTTTCTAACTTGAATGCCAGTGATGGCATTAAGAAAAAGATTAGACAAGAGTTTAAATATATTCTTGACCTTTTAGATTTTGATAAGAAAGCACACGAAATCTACAGAAACTGGTATATCGACGGTCGTTTATATTACCACAAAATTATTGACTTGAAAAATCCCCAAAACGGTATTCAAGAACTTCGTTATATTGACTCACTTAAGATTCGTTATGTTCGTCAAATGAAAAAGCAGGAAAAAGATTCTCGTTTGGCGGTTTATCAATCAAACAATCCCATGGAATATGAATTCCCTGAGATTGAAGAGTATTTTGTATACAATCCCAAGTCAGTTTATTCTACAACTAGTCCCAGTTCTATGGCTGGAGCAAGTAAGGATATCAAAATTGCAAGAGATGCAATTTCATATTGCACTTCTGGTCTTGTAGATAGAAATAAGGGATCAACTCTTTCGTATCTACACAAAGCAATTAAGGCACTCAATCAACTTCGTATGATTGAGGATTCTTTGGTAATCTATCGTTTGAGTAGAGCACCAGAACGTAGAATCTTCTACATTGATGTTGGCAATCTACCTAAACAGAAAGCAGAACAGTATCTGCGTGATGTTATGAGTAGATACCGTAACAAACTTGTGTATGATTCTAGTACTGGAGAAGTTCGTGATGATAAAAAGCATATGAGTATGCTTGAGGATTTCTGGTTACCTCGTCGCGAAGGAGGTCGTGGTACTGAAATTACAACTTTACCAGGTGGGCAGAACCTTGGAGAAATTACTGATATTAAGTATTTCCAAGAAAAACTTTATCGTGCCTTGAACGTTCCTACTTCACGTATTGGTGGAGAAGGTGGGTTTAACCTTGGTCGTTCTTCTGAAATTCTTAGAGACGAAGTTAAGTTCAGTAAGTTTGTTGGACGTTTGAGAAAGAGATTTTCTGCAATGTTCAATGATATGCTGAAAACTCAACTCATTCTTAAGAATGTTATCACTCCCCAAGATTGGGAGATTATGAGTGAGCATATTCAGTATGATTTCATGTATGATAACCATTTTGCAGAACTGAAAGAAGCAGAACTTCTCAACGAAAGGTTGAGTATGGTTCAGCAAGCAGAACCTTATGTGGGTAAGTATTTCTCCCAAGACTATTTGCGTCGTAAGGTTCTCCGTCAGACTGATCAAGAGATCATCGAACAAAATATGCTGATTGAAAAAGAAATAGAAGCAGGCATAATTCCTGATCCGGCAGAAATGCAAGTTGATCCAGCAACTGGACAATTAGCAGCACCTGGTGGTGGAGACTTGGGTGCTCCTGTTTTAGAACCTGAAATTGACGAAACTTCAGTTGAACCACCAGAAGGTGGAGAAATCTGATAAATAAAAACAAATTACAAATTTAAACCGATGGATGAATTAATGAATGCGATTATCTCCGATGAGAGTCCATCTCAAGTGACTGACAAGATTAAAGATATTCTTTTTGCAAAATCTGGAGAGAGAATTGAAATGATTAAACCTATTATTGCCGGTGATATGTTTAATAATGTCCAAGAATATTCTTCAGAAGAAGAATAGTAATAAATAAGTAATAAATGTATTATAAGAATAATGACTCATAGACCAGTCGGGTCTGGCGTCTCGTTTTCTACGTCAACAAGTTCATCGAAATCTGCTGCTTTTACTGGGAAATCTCAGGCACTCAGACTTTTTGCTACAGATAGTAATACCTTTGTTGCAATTGGAACTGAACCGACTGCAACTTTGAACGATTATGCCGTGCCAGCAGGAACCACTGCAACTATTGCTATCAATAACGGATCTGCAAGAGTTGTTGATGTTACTCGCGGAGCAACTACTTTCATTCATTTTCCTGAAGGTCAAGCATCTCCATTTGGTGTAGGAGATTATGTTTCCTTATCAACTTCAGATAATGGTGGACAAGATTATTATAATTTTAGTCATAAACCAGTAACTGCAGTTGCAACTTCTGCAAATGTTGATGGTTTCTTTTCAACTAGAATTACAGTCGGAACAGATACATCAGGTATTGGAACTGCATTTAACGATCCCGATACATCATTGAGAAATTCAATCAAAGTTGCAGCGATCACTGATCAAGGAACTGGAGCACTCTACACACAACAAGTACAAATTAGCGGAGCAGCCTGATGAAACTAATTAGAGAAGAAGTAGAATCAGTAGAATTTATTGTCGAATCTAAGAACGGCAAAAAGTCTATGTATATTGAGGGAGTATTCCTTCAAGGAAACATCAAGAACCGTAATGGTCGTATGTATCCTATGGATACTCTTCGTAAAGAAGTTTCGCGCTATAACGAAAATCATGTTCAATCAGGTAGAGCACTTGGAGAACTTGGTCATCCTGATGGACCAACAGTAAATTTAGATCGTGTATCTCATAAGATTATTTCTTTAAGAGAGAGTGGATCTAACTTTATTGGTAAAGCAAAAATTTTAAGTACCCCTATGGGTAAAATTGCATCTTCACTTATCGATGAAGGCGTAAAACTTGGAGTTTCATCTCGTGGTATTGGTTCATTAAAGCAGACTCGTGAAGGTGTTAATATTGTAAGTGATGATTTTATGCTTGCAACTGCTGCTGATATTGTAGCAGATCCTTCTGCACCCGATGCTTTTGTTGAGGGTATTATGGAAGGTAAAGACTGGGTGTGGGATGGCGGCATTCTTCGTGAGAAGTATGCTGAGAAAACATACCAACATATTAATACGTTAGTAGATCAAAAGCAACTTGATGAACAAAAGTTAAATTTGTTTAATCAGTTTCTTTCAAATTTATAATTCTATAAATAAATATAGATTAATTCAGAGGTTAGACGGAGAGTCAAAATGTCGCGTGATAAAAATTTACAAGAAATGGAAGCAGGCACAAAGCAATCCAAAACTGCTGTTAATGCAGGTGCTAAGCCCGCAGACGCAATGGATACTTCAGTAGCAGGTTCCTACGAAGATCTCGGTGGTCCCACCCCCGAGAACTACAAACCCGATGACGATTCAGCAAAACTGAAAACGCCCGGTGCTACCCTTAAGCAAGTTAAGGACGTAGTAAACAAAGGTTCCAAAGCAGCAGAACCAATGAAGGGTATGAAAGAAGAGGAGCAACTCGATACTGAAGAAGTACTCGAGGAAGAAGAAGTTGCTACTGAAGAAGTTGCTACTGAAGAAGTAGTTGCTGAAGCAACTCCCGAATATGACATCGAAGAAGATGTCAATGCTCTGCTTGGCGGTGAAGATCTTTCCGAAGACTTCAAAGCAAAAGCAAAAACCATTTTTGAAGCAGCAATCAATACTAAGGTCGCTGAAGTCAAAGAAGCATTAGAAGCACAGTACGAAGAAAGACTGACAGAACGTTTAGTCGAAGAAACCGTAGAACTCAAGGAAAGAGTTGATTCTTACCTTGAGTATGTTGCTGATGAGTGGGTTAACGAAAACGAGCTCGCCATCGAACAAGGTCTTAAGACCGAAATGACCGAATCCTTCCTTGAAGGAATGAAGGGTCTTTTTGAAGAACATTATGTAACAATCCCTGAAGATAAGTATGATGTACTTGAGAGCATGGTAGAAAAACTTGATGATATGGAGACAAAACTCAATGAGCAGATTGAGAAGAATATTGGATTAAACAAGAGACTCGCTGAGTCTGTTGCCGATAGTATTCTTGATCACGTATCCGAAGGTCTCGCTCAGACCCAGAAGGAGAAACTCGCCTCACTTTCTGAAAGTGTTGAGTTTGAAAGTGAAGAAGAATATCGTGAAAAGCTGGAGACACTTAAGGAGTCATATTTCTCCTCTAAGCCACAGTCTTCTTCTGCTAAAACTGAAACCCTTTCTGAAGGTGTAGATGTTTCTGCAGAATCATATACTGGTTCTATGGATTCATACCTCAGAACCCTAGGTTCCTTTAGCAAATAATTGAATTTAATATAATTCAAACGTAAACAAACACTTATTAAGGTAATAGCAAATGTTCCAATCCGAGCATCTGCAGGAAAAGTGGGCACCTCTTCTCAACCACGAAGGTTGTGACAAGATCTCTGATCCTCATAGAAGAGCCGTCACCGCTGTCCTGTTAGAAAACCAAGAAAAATTTATGCGTGAGCAGTCTGCTTTCTCTGAAAGTGGAATGCTTAACGAAGCACCTACTAACTCTGCCGGTAATGGTGGATTCACTGGATCTGCAGCAGCTGCAGGACCTACCGCAGGTTTCGACCCCGTTCTGATCTCCTTGATCAGACGTTCAATGCCTAACCTGGTCGCATATGACCTGGCTGGTGTTCAACCAATGAGTGGTCCTACTGGACTTATCTTCGCGATGCGTTCGCGTTATACCAACCAGTCAGGTAACGAATCATTCTTCAACGAGCCTGATTCCGCATTCTCTGGTCAGGATGCAGGCAACGACCTCACTAACGGGTTCTCAGACGTTGCTGCTGGTATGGGTACTACCAGTCAGTCTGGTTCTAACCCCTCAATCCTGAACCCTGTTGGTTCTGCAACCTCCACCGCATATGATGTCGGTCAGGGTATGCGTACCGATGACGCAGAAGGTCTGG